CTCCTTCGTCGTGGAAATCCCCCAGCCGCACAGCGGCCGGGGGCTTTTTTGTTGCCTAACGGCAACAGCCCCACCCGCCCACCCTAAGAAGCGGAATGCCTGCGGCGCATTTCTAAGTTGAGCACGGCAGCCGCTAAGGTTTGCCCTGTGTCCTAGCTGTTGTTTGTATTCGTTTGCCCCTCCTTCGTCGTGGAAATCCCCGATTGACCGATTGTGGTACAATATTCGCTGTAGCCAATTCTCACCAAAGCCGTGATAAATCATCATTCGTATAGTAGGTATAGAAAGCCGAAGGTTAACTGTATTCGGTCGAGTTGAAAAAAAATGAACGAAAGTGAAAGCAAATCCGTTCCTGAGTGGTGGCAGCAGGTAGCCCGGCCGCACTTGGAGCGCATCAAAAACCCACACAAAGGCAAAAAACAGGCAACGGTCATGGCCGTGGTGCATTGGCAGCTATTGGGCATCCCGATTCAGTGGAAGAAAAACCCGGCTGTTTGCTCCGCTCAAACATGGTCAAGCAAATGGCAGCACGAGCCAGAAATAGCAGAAGCCCTGCACGCTATCATGGACGCAATCCGAGAGAGCAGGCAGGGGAAAGCGGCCGAGACGGTGGAAAACGCGCTGCTGCTGCTGCAAGAAAATGCAGGGACGGCCGTGGAGCAGCTACTAGCCATATTGACGGCCGGAAGCACAAAGGACAATGACCGCTTGCGTGCCATTGATTCACTGCTTGACCGCGCAAGCGCAGCCACGGCCGGAAAAGCACCGACAGGAACAAGGGCCGACGTAGACGAAGCAATAGAGCGTATTTATGGTAGCCGTTCCTCCGCGTCCTAAAACCCAACCATCGGCCGGGCTGCTTGACCTCGTGAGCCGTTCGCGGTCGGCCGGAATGCCAGCCGACCAGCTCAGACGATTTTTGGACGTTGACGCTATCCCGCTGCCCTGGTCGCTCCCCTTCCACGCGGCGGCTAGAGCCGCCGATCATGCCGGAGAACCGGACGAAATCGCCATTGGCGGCGCACGTGGGCCGGGAAAAACACACGCAGCCTTTGTGCAGGCGGCAATTGACGATTGCCAGCGGCGCGACGATTTGCAGGTGTTGTATTTGCGGAAGGTTGGAAAGGCGGCGAAGGAGAGTATAGACCGGCTGGCACGGAAGCTGCTAAAGCGAATTGACTATAGGCCTAACTGGCAAGCGGGAGTTATCGTCTTTCCCGGAACCGGCTCAAAAATCATTGTCGCCAACTTCCAGAACGAAAGCGACATTGATAAGTATTTGGGCTTAGAGTATGACGAAATTTTGATCGAGGAGGCGACGCAGCTATCAGAAATCAAAATTACACAAATTCGCGGCTCATTGCGAACGAGCCGCCCGGATTGGCGGCCGCGAATCTACTACACCACCAACCCCGGAGGCGTAGGGCATCAATGGTTTGTGAAAAAGTTTGTCAAGCCTTGGCGGCGAGGGGAGGAGGGTATTACCAGATTTTTCCCAGCAAGCTACAAAGACAATCCGTTCCTTGATGAAAGCTATATCCGCTACCTAGAGGGGTTGACAGGGGTTTTGGGGCGCATGTGGCGGGATGGAGATTGGGACGTTGGGGCAGGACAATTTTTCACAAATTGGGACTACAAAAAACACGTCTTACGGCCGTTTGACATTCCGCAGCATTGGCCGGTTTGGGCAAGCTTTGATTATGGCTTTAGTCATCCAACGGCCGTTTGTTGGCACGCGGCGAACGGCAACATCATTTACACCGTGGCCGAACACGTAGCTCCCCGCTGGCTGGTGCCGCAGCACGCAGCCCGGATTAAGGAAATCAGCAGCGAGACAAGCTACCTGCGACGACCAGTAGCGCAGCTCCGCGCTATTGTCGCCGGGCATGACGCATTTGCTAATCGAGGAGACAAGCAGGGGAAAACGATTGCCCAGCAGTACGCAGAGGAGGGATTGACGTTGACAAAGGCCAACGTCAATCGCATTGGCGGCGCGGCCGAAATGCTGGCAAGGCTGGGGAACACGGAGGCCGGAATAGAGCCAACTTGGTACATATTCGACACATGCACCAGGTTGATTGAAACAATACCGGCGATGCTATCAGACCCAAACCGAGCAGAGGACGTGCTAAAACAGGATGCGGACATTGAGGGAGAGGGAGGCGACGACGCTTATGATTCGGCACGATACGGGATTATGTATGGTGCCTCATTGCGGCCGCGCAACAATGCGCGGTCGCACAGCAGGTAAGTTGTTATGAAATTTGACGAGATAAAGACAGTAGAGGCAGCACGCAAGCTGCTGCCGGGCGTAGACGTGGCAGCGCACGCCTACGCCAATGGCGACCATTGGCAAGGCGGGAAAGGGTGGATCGGGCCGATGCTCGAATCGCCAAATCCGCTGGGGGAAAGCGCCAAACGCTACACAGAGCGGATTTTTATTAGCGAGGACGTAATCGGTGGCATCCTTGACCGTCGAGCAACAGGGCTGGTGGGGAGGCCGGCCGAGTGGTATTTAGGAAATAAAGACAGGGCAGGAGATGAAGGAACGAACAAGGCTTTAACAGAGTGGGCAAAGAAGCGGCGGCTTCGGCGAATTGTACGAGACTGCATCCGCACCGGCTGCTATAGCCATGCTCCGATCAGGTTGTATATCCCGCCGGGGCTGATTGGAGAAGATGGCACGATAAAAGCCGAGAGCTTAGAAGCCGCGCTAGATTTGATTGAGTTGGAGGCAGCAGACGCGGCCGGGGCAGCCGTCGTCAAAGACAGGGAGACGGGGCGGGAGGTCGGCATTTACATCTTCGACAGCGGCAAGACTGCCGAGCTGGTCTATGTCAATGAAGAAGGCCAGACAGTATGGGCATACACAGACGACAGAGCCGGAACCGTTTTAGACTTGGGAGGACGCTTGCCGATGGTGCAGCTCAACATCCCGCACATCATCAACATGGCGATGATACGGAATCAGCGAAAAATCAATCTGGCAGCAACGGCCGAGACAGAGAACACCATCACGGCCGGGTTTGTGGCGCGGCTGTTCATGAATGCACAAATGCCGGGCGATTACGAGAGGGACGCGAGCGGAAACTATAAGCTCGACGAGAGCGGCCGAAGAGTTTTTAAGTCGGAGCCAATGGTACTAGGGGGAAATTCGGTCAACTTCGTGGTGGGCGTGTCAACCACGGGCGACGGCGGCGAGGAGCGGCTGGCTACGCCAACCTACACCCGCGAGGAACCGAGCAGCCCCGAGACGTTTGTCATGTCAAAAACCGAGGCGCGGCGAGTGATGCTGGAATCGGCCAGCCAGGCACACGTCATGGAAAGCGGAAACGCGGCCATGAGCGGAGAAAGCAGGCTGCGGGCGCGGCAAGAGTTTAGGCGGGACTTGGAGGGGATAAAAGGGGATGTGGACGCTTTTATTGCTCAAATCGTAGAGGCCGCGCTATCGCTGGCGGCGGCAATCAGCGGCCAGCCAAACCCGCTGGCGGCCGAAGGAACGGCCGTTTTTGCTGATACGCGGATTGACGCGGGAGCGCCAACAGCCAGCGAAATGACGGCCATTGCCGGGCTAGTGAAAGACGGGATTTTAAGCCATTACACGGGACTTGTGATGATGGGGATCGACGACGCAGACGCAGAGTTGAAGCGAATAAGGGAGGAGGCAAGTGAGCAAGAAACCCAGCCCGATGACGGAGCGTAGGGCGTTAAGCCTCCTAAGGCAGTGCAAGGGCGAGAAGAACGTAGAGAAGGCGCACATTGAAGCGGACGAAGTTTTGTGTGAGCTACTCATAGAATTTGGATTCAGCAAGATTGTCGAGGCGTTTAGGGAAGTGCCGAAGAACTATGCTTAAAAGAAAAAGCCCCGGACGGCCGGGGCTTCTCTCTTTATTCCAAAAATCAATGGTGCCACTGCCTCGGCAACCACACACGCGAACCTACCGACATATACCCTGCATCCGTTCTTTTCTCGACCTCAGTATCATACTCTGTCGCTGGTTGAATTCTTTGTTCTTCTAAATTCAAAAACTGGAAGTGTTCCAGTGTGTTTCCTCCGACAAAGCCGGAGGGCGACACGTCGCAAAAGATGCGAAGCCCATCCCGCCCCCTCATTGCCATAAGGAATGAGGTTACTTTTTTCTGCATTTCGCTTTCGTTCACGAACTCGATAGCTCCCTCAGTGAAAATCGCGTAGATGTTCTCGCCCCGCAGGCGGCGAACACTTAATCGAGGCTGGGACTTGTCTCCATTGATGTAACACCCAAAGAAACCCAATATGCTGGTATTTCGGCCGTCCAGGACGACGTATGAGGATGCGTGATAGCCATCACTTTGCACGTACTTGATTTTTCTATCTGTTTTGTTTGTAATTGTTAAATTTGTCATCTTTATACTATCCCTTGCGCATGTTTTCCCAACACGACCAACATACCCATCCGTTACCGACTTGCACGTCGGCCGTGTTGGTGCAGCCTTCCCAGCCTAGATAACAGCCGATTGGCTGCTTTGCTTTCTTTAGCGGCCCCAATATTCCTGCGTCGCTTTTTTTTTGCTCGTCAGTTTTCAAAAGCCACCTCCGCAACGGCCGTTCTTTCCGCTGCATCATCCTTGGGGTTACCGGGTCGAGCGCGTAGTGCGTATTTGGCCGCGCATATCTCCAGCGCTTGGCTTGATGTGATGCCACACAACGAAGCCACAAACTCGATGTGCTTTGCTGCGTAGTAGACGGCATCTGCCACCTCGGTCAATGCGCCGATGGTGTCGCCAGCCGCCAAACTCTCTAGCAATTCCGTGCGCTCCGCTACCATCTTTTCGACGGCACGGCCATCACCCAATCCGCTCGGCAGCAAAGCCGCCAACTCAATGATTTGCTCAATCGTCGTCATCTCTCACCTCCTTCCTACATGTGTCCAGTTTGCATGGAGCATCCTGGACACATGTGTGTCCCCTCCCATGTAAATTCTACTTTTGTTTGCCCGCATACTTGGCATAGGCCTGCGGACTTTATTTCTTTGACATACTTATCAATCATGTCGTTCCACTTGTCATCAGACACTCCCTCCGGCCGGGAGATTGTATTAGTCACTTTTTGCCACGTAGCACCATTCCACATGGTGCCACCCTTGCCCCATGAGGCCGGATTTAGTGGCATTTGTGGTGTGAATTTAGTGTTGTAGGTCAACACCGTCTTCTCACCATTGGTGAAATTTACGAAGTACGCTCCCATTGTGCATGGCTCATGCACAATGGGAATAAAATCGCAATATGGGTTTTTTGCACTCCAGCTTGTCTTTCCGCATTTGCTACAATATGGCTGATAAATCCAGTCGTCATAGTCTCCGTTTGGGTGTAGCAGCCCATCTACAACAGCACCACCGCATTCACAGCGGTACTCCTCATTCAACATTTCCTCATCTGGTACTTCTACTATTTTGTATGCCATTTTCGTTTTCCTTATTTTTGCCACCACTCGTAAGAGTGGTGGCTTGTAATTTAATCGTAATTATCCATTCTCGATTTCAAATAGGTCAAAGCGATCAAAAGGCTCATGCTTGATCAAACCAACTGGAACGCGGTCTTTCATGTCCACGAAGTAAAACTGAAAATTCAACTGCATAAGCAGGGCTTGATATTGCCCCAATCCGCCAATAATCACTTTGGCGTTCAGCGGAACATCCTTGACGGCATCACGGATGTTCGCCTTCAGGGTCTCGTAATCTTTCACATCGTCAACAGGCTTGAGGCGAGGAGCAACCTCAACCTCATCATCTATGATAGCTGCCAATTGGGATTGGTTGTGCATTGTAAAATTGTAATACATTTCGTTTTCCTTGTTTTTGCCACCACTCCCGCGAATGGTGGCTTGTAATTTAGTCGCTCTCAATAAGAAACAATTGGCCGGGGGTGTCTTGTGGTATCTTGTCCATATCTACTAGCACCATCCCGTGCCGCAAAGCTGGCAAGCGATCAAGTGTTTGCCGTTTTGTAGCAGAATTACAAAATCAACATCAAATCTATCCAGCCGTTTACTGCAAATGTCGCACGGCTGGTCACGCTGCTGGCTGTTGGCGTGAGTGTGACACGGCCAGCTTGCTAATGGCTCGTTGCTGGTATCGGCTTCGCTGCTGAAGGCGTTTTTGAGAATATCAGCAATGAGGGCGTTTCTGGATTTGCCGTTGGCACCCGCCGCCGCGTCGAGCCAAGCGACAAGTTTGGTGGGAAGGCGTAGGGTGAAATTAATTGTTTTCATCATGCGCTGGGGCTATTCAGGAGCCATTCTCTTGCTATGCTGCTGTCAACTAAATCTTTCCACCATATCTGATCGGCATCGCGCATCCCAACGCCAGACAACAGTAGCTGGTTCTGGTCTTGCAGTAGCCGCCCCGCTGCTCCCCGGTCGCAGTTCGTCAGGATACGTGCCTTGGATCGTCCTGCCGCATCGGGTATCACCCATGCAAAAAAACCGTTCTCCTCCAGTACTTTTTCTATCAACGCCACTTGACCATCCCACACGTTCCCGGCTATTTCGTTTAATCCGAAAAAAACGTATTGATCTTTTTCCTCTTGGGGTACATTTGCATACAACATTTTTTATTCTCCTTAATCGTTCCGCTTGTCTAATATGGTATCATTTTAACACCACTGGTATCAGTTTGTCGAGTACCAAAACCGCTAAATTGAGCCGCAGCAGACACTTGACAACCTGTGGTAAACTGCTTTTTGTAGACAGACAGATGACGACGGGGCGGCTTGACCCGCCACCCCACCCTCTTTCCTTACGCATGTTGTTACCTTAACAAAGAACCCAGCCGAGATCGGCCGGGTTTTTTGTTTCGAGGGGGGGGGATTGACAAGGTGTGGTAGACTAATTTTATTCTCCTTCATGTGGCGACCGACAAAAGCCCCACGACCCACTCCCCCGGCCATAAGGCCGGGGGAGTTTTTTTTTTGCTGCAAAAAAGCATTGACAAGGTGTGGTAAACTGAGGTCGGTTGAGTTCTTTGCATAGAACTTAAAAGAACAATCGAAGCTGCGCGGCTATGACGTTAGGCCAAGCAGCAACAGCAGCAGCAAGCCGGTGTGCTGCTGGGTGCAGCGAGACACAGGCGGGTTGCTCCGTTTGGGAACCAAAGCACAAGCGGCCAAATTCTTAGCAACGGGAGTTTGGCCGCTTTGTTTTTTGCTGCAAAAAAGTATTGACAAGGTGTGGTAGACTGGATTCAAATTTGAGAGTGAGCTACAGACGCAGGGCGTTTACGGCATTTTATGTTGTAAGCGCCCTTTGTCGTTTCAGGCACGTTCCAGGGGAACGAAAAGGACACACACATGATTCTGACAACCGAACAAGCAGAGGCACTGGCACGCCTGCAAGAGCAGCACGAGAATGACTGGCAGCGGGTAGCTGAAGTTTTGTTCCGCGACAATTACAAAGCGCGGGACAAGGCGCGGGGAGCGCGTGAGCAGGCCGAGGCGGCCACCTCACAGATCGAGGAGTTGGAGAGCCGGATCGAGCAGTTGCAGGCAAAAGCAGCCGAAAAACCACAGGGCGTGGTTTTGCCGGAAGCTGACGCGGCCTTGCTTGAGGCGTATCGGGCACTTGGAGCGCCAGACGAGTTGACGCAGCAGCTCGCAGAGGCCAAACAGGCAGCAGCCAAACAGCGAAATAGCGATGTAGCCAGCATTTACCAATGGCGGCCAGAAGTACTGGCCGACCTGCTAAAACGGGACGGGGTAGAGCCGATCATAAAAGAGCTTCCGACCGCAGACGGTTCAAAGAAAAGAGCCGCCGTTGTTACGGTGGACGGACAAGAAACAGCGCTTGACCAATACGCGGCCGAGCGGTGGAGCCTTTACGCGCCAGCATTAGCAGCAGCCGAAGCGGCAGCGGCCAATGGTAATGGCGTGGCATTCCCGAAGCAGCCAACACCCGAACGGCCGAAGCGGCCGGTGGAGCAGCAGACGGAGATTGTGAAAAACGTATTAAGCAAGCGGTACAAACCCGCAGGAGAAAAATAGCATGACGCAAATGACGCATTCCAGCTCGCAGGTTGCCGGAGCGCCTGCTTGGGCTGGGGATTTTCTTAGCCCGGAGCATTTAGTACCGGGCGGGGCGAAACTGGATGCAGCCCAGTTTAATGCCACCGACGCGGTTATCGTTGTCGTTGGGTCAGCAGGCGCAGCGGTGGACGCAACTACCGTGCCAGTGGACGCGCTTAGTGGAGCGGTGCCATCCGGGACGGTGTTGGACTTTGGCGGCGACAAGTACGCCACCCTGACGGCCGCTGCTGCGGCCGGGGCGACCAGCATCACGGTACGGGCACTGGTGACGGCTTTGGTGGACAACGACGCAGCCACCTACAAAGGCGTAGGCAAAAAAACTGTGCCGTCAGGAACCGTGATCGGTCGCACGTTCGTCGAACGCGCAGCTGGTACGCCATTCGGACCCGCAGGCGATAGCGACGACGAGATTTATCTGGTCGCTTTCGACGTGACAGATGCGGCAATCAACAACGATGTTGAGTTGTATCGGCACAGCAGCATTGTGAAAGAAAACCGGCTGCCCAATTGGGCGACCCTGTCCGCTGCAGTTAAAGCCGCTTTACGCGCAAACTACAGCACCACAGTAGGAGCGTAACATCATGGACATTTTGACATTGCTTGAACAGTTTGCGGCTAATGGGCATTTTACGGCCATCGCCAACAATCCATTGGCGCAGTTTGGCACGCCAGCTCGCCGCTATGTCGGCGCGGAGCTACTGCCAGAAATGATGGTGCCGCAAAACACCTACCACGAAGATCAAATCAAGTGGCGCACGGTAATTGCCAATGCAGGAACCCGCTACAGCCCGGCGCAGAAAAAAAGCGGCGACTTAGTGGGAACAATGCTGGTAGACCTAAGCCATAGCGACATCAAGCGGGAGCTTGACGGCCGCCAGTATGATGCGCTGGTGAAGATGCTGGGCAGCGGCAGCGACATGGAAGCCATTGCCACGCTAACCAACTGGCTTGATACCGCCGTAAATCTTGCCCTGGTCGAACACAACGAAGCCATGCGCTGGCAAGCATTGGTAAACGCTTCCGTAGTCCGTACCGGGGATAATGGATTTTCTGAAACAATCGCCTACCCCAACCCGGCAGGACACAGAGTTGTACCAGGAGCGTCTTGGTCAACTGATACCACAGACGTTTTTGATGACATTCACGCACAGGTGCAGGTGCTGAAAAACAAAGGCTACGAAGTGAGCCGCATCATCACATCTTCGGCCGTTGTCGCCATCATGGCGGGAAACAACACCGTCAAAAGCCGCGTCGGGGTTGCCGTAGTAAATACAAGCGGCCAAATCACGGCAGCCGCAGGGCGTGCCAGCCTCGCAAACATCAACGGAGCTTTGGCCGCTGACGGGTTGCCACCCATCGAAACGTACAACCTTCGCTATCGCACAGAGAGCGCCACCGTGCCGTTTCTTCCTGCTGGCAGCATGTTGTTTGTTGCAGAGACCGGTCGCGATCAGCAGTTTGACGCGGGGGATGTGATGTTGCAAAACACGCTGGGCTATACGGCAGTTGGGCGAGGCGTTGGTATGGCGCAGCCGGGGCGCGTGGTGCAGGCTGAGGCAAAAAAAGACAAGCCGCCACGGGTAGAAGCAGAGGGGTGGCAAACGACTTTGCCGGTAATCACCGATCCAGAAGCGATTGCGGCAATCACGGGGATTGACTAATGACGACTGTTTTGTACAAGCGCAAGCATTACAATGAGGCAGAGTATCACCTGCTACCGGCCGATGTTCAGGAACGGCTGGTCAAGCTTGGCACCATGCGTGCCCCAAAGCCAGCAGAGCCAGAAACAAATTTGTTCCCTGACGGATTCCCGCACGCGGCAATCCTGCAAGCAGCAGGATTGAATTATGCCAGCGTGCCCCAAACCGAGGCCGAGCTGCTGCAGATTGACGGTATCGGCCCTGCCAAAGCGCGGGAAATCGCCGCGTGGTTTGAGCAAGGTAAATGAGCATAAACACGAGCCTCTCCACCACCGAAGGCCAGCTACGGCTTGAAATTGGCGACAATCAGGCAGCACCTAATGGGGCGCGGCCGGGAGGTGCCAATTTCGACGCGGCTACGCTACAGCACATCTACGAGCAAGAGGGTGGGGCGTGGGCTTCGCCCGATGCTCAGGCGATTGGCAGAGCGGCGGCGCGGCTGTTTGAGCTTTTGGCGGTGGAGTGGGCGCGTGCGCCGCACGCTGAAAAAATCGGGCCATATGCCAAGACGACAACGGCCGTTTGGAAGTTCTGCGAGCAAAGAGCAAAAGAGCTACGGCAGCAGTTTGGATACACCTCCGGCAGCGGTGGCAGTGCGGACAGTCGCGGACTTTTACCAACAGGTACAGTAAAGGCAGTCAGAAATCGTGAGTAGTATGGTTTTTCGAGTCACCGGCGACTTGGTGAAAGTACCAACCGCCTCAACCAACCCGGCCGACCGGGAAACGGTGGCGGCTGGCATTACCCTGGCCGGCCCGTTCCCGGCCAGTAAAGAGCAACAAGAACGGCACGGTATGGCGACAACGGCGCAAGCGGTAGCCGCCTACGTGTCAAAGACAATCACAACACCAATCACTGACATGAGGTTGTCTGTAGCCGGTCAAGAGTACCGCATTCGCGGCGTTTCGCCGTGGCCGATGGCAGCACCCATTTTTTGGGAGCTGCTAATGGAGCTTGAGAAATGATTCAGTGGGGATTATCGGCAGGGATGCAGGACATTGTGGCGGCCAACCGAGCCAATCGGGAGCTGCTGCGCTTTCTGCGCGACAAAAGCGAAAACGGCCTAGCGTGGCAGGTTGTAGCGCATGGCGTTTTGCGGCTCCAAAGTGGAGCGCAGACGAGATCGCCGTACCTGACTGGTACACTGGCCTTTGCCCACACCGGCGAGGTTTACGGCGTGGACGATGGAGCAGAGGGACGAATTTACATTGACCCCAGCATTGTCAATCCCGTTTTTGGCGGTCGGCCAGCCGACTACGGGATCGAGGTTCACCAGCGGAAGCCGTGGTTTGACGACACGATGAGCCAAGACGGCGAAGCTGTCATGATTGAAATGCTGGCAATGGCGGCCGATTTGTCAGTGGAGATTTGGGGCTGATGGGAACGCTAAGAGCTTACTTTCCAGCCAACGACGCGAACGCCATTGGCACCAAGATGAAAGAGGTTTTGGACGCTGACGCAGGCGTGGCGGCGGCAGGCGTAAAGACAATTTACGACTACCGAACAATGCCAGCCCTAACGGCCGTTGAGGTCTCTATCAGCAACGTGAAGGACACGGCCGTTGCGTACAAGAATGTGGCGGCAGAATACGATTTTGTCGTATCTGTGCTGGTCAGGCACGACGGCACAGAGGCAGGCAAACGAGCCGCAGAGCTAACACTAACCGACGCGCTAAATGCTATTTGGGTGGCACTAATAGCGGCCGACAAGGAGCTTTGGCGTGACTTGTATCCATATAAAGCAAATGAGAAACCCGGCTCACCGCCCGAGTTGCAGGCGGTCAGACTTGGCTACGCATTCGTGCGCGTTGAGCCGGTTTAACAAGACCATGAAAAAACTATTTTCTTTTCTATTCCAGGTGGGTGCAGTGGGAGCGCTTTGGAAGCTGGCGCAATCAGTCCTGACGCTGGCTAACATCCCCACCCCGGCCAATGCTGTGGTGACAGTTGGGGGGACAACTATCACCGATGCTGTTGTAAGTGTAGCGGCTTCGGGCGGCGAGTACACCACAAGAGACATCAAAACACTGAACCACACCTATTCGGTAGCGGGAGGCCAAGACCCGTATGAGGTTACAGTGCAGGTTCTGTACACGGACGGAGAAACGGCGGACGTGTGGGATACAGTAAAACTGCTGCTTGGTACGTCAACTACTGTGACATGGAAACCAAAAACCCTGACGTTTACCGTCACAGGCACCTTGTTCGCCCTCACGCCGCCCGGCCTCAGCGTAGACGATGATATTTTGTTCGAGTTCAAAGTAAAAGGAGCGCTGACAAGTGCCTAATATGCTTTTAGACAGCGGCCATAAAGCTACCAGTTTATTCGACGAGTATCCCGGCTTCATCCAGTTTCCCGTCATGACATTAGCTGTGCATCGGCGCTGGCAAAAATGGTTAGACAGCCAAGAGCCGGAAGGCTTTTCAGTTGCGCGATTTGCCGAGGGTAACGACGGCAAGGTGAAACTGGCGCGGTTCAATTACAGCAGCATTAACATGCTGTTTGAGTTTGCCGAAACAATCAAGCTAGGAAAATTGAGCAGCAGCAGCGCCGAAGATTGGCCGCTAGAGGTTGCCGTTTGGGCAGGCGATTGCGCCGAGGAGTGGCTGAGTAGCCAAATCTCCTTTCGTCGGTATATCCGTCGAAGTGTGGCTGTGGTTGAAAGCGGAAAAGGCCAAGCGGCCGAGGGCGGCACCGTGGACGATAGCCCTGTGGAATAGATGCCAGCGATTTGCCGCTTTACCACATGCCGGTGGCATTTTAGATCAAGACGATTGGATTATGGACAGGCTAGAGCAGGCACAATTTGCACGGCACCTGTTTGAGAATATCAAAGACGGCAGAGACATTGCAAAATTACCCCCGGAGGCAAGAGCGTTCCGGGCCATGCTTTTGGAGCGCACGTACTAATGTCAGAAGAACGAGAACTACAGCTAAAAATCAGAGCGACGGCAGACGTGCGAGAGTTGCAGGAGGCCAGCAGGGAAACTGGTGGCCTCTTGCAGCAGATTAAAGAGGCCGAGCAGCTCTTTAAGCAACACAACCAAACCAGCATTCAGCTCAAGAAGGCGTATAAGGAATTTGGGAAAACGGGGGAATACACAGCCGAGCAGCTTAAGGAAATCGGGGCGCAAATCAGCAGCAGCCAAGCCGAAGAGCAGCGACAGATAAACACACTGCGCTCACTGATTGGCGAATATAAAGAGCTAGGGGAAGTGGCGGAGGAGCAAGGGCAAGAAATTACAAGGCTGGGGCAGCGGCTGGACAAAGCCGAGGGATTTATTACCGGGATTACACCTGCCGCAAAACAAGCAGCGGCCGGGATGAAACGGTTGGCAGAAGAAACAGGGGAGACCAACCAAAAGCTAACCGGGATTGATGGCACGCTTTCGAGAGTAGAAAGTGAGTTGACCAGCTTAGGTGGAAAGGCGCTAACAGGGCTATTTGCAGGTGTTGGCGTTGCGGCCGTTGATGCGTTGCAGGATGCAGGGAGAGCCGTTTCTGAATTTGTGCAAGATTCTGTAGGAAAATTCGAGGAGTACGACGAGGCGCAGCGGCGGATATTTGCACAAGCCCCCCAACTCTCAGACGAATTCAAAGACGCTCTAAGCTCCCAATCCGCAGAAATTTCAAAGAATTTGGGGCGATTGGGCGAGGAAACGCTTCCTGCAATCAGAAAAGCACTGAATTTAGGCGTTTCCGAAGATAATTTGATGACAGAGCTTGCCAGAGCCAGCGGCGTAGCACGGACAGAGGCCGCAGGGTTTGAACAGACGCTGGTATTAGGGCTGTCTACACTCAAAGCCTATAACGGGGCAATTTCTGACAGCGCAAAGGTCTATGACCGATTGACCTATCTGGTACAGAATTCCAACCTTGAGTTAAGCGACCTGCCCGGCAACTTCAACGGGATTGTTAGCGCGGCCGGTGAAGCAAAAGTGGGGATAGACGACGTGGTGGCAGCAATGATCACCATGAACCAACAGGGCGACGACATCACCGAGATTCAAGATTTGCTGAGTAATATGTTTACCCAGCTCCAAATCGAGGGAACCGCGCTGGGGGCAGCCTTCAAAGCGGCGGCCGGGGTTGGCTTCAAAGAGTACATTGCCGAAGGCGGCAATCTGGTGGGCGCGTTGACGCTGCTACAGGAACACGCCGACGCGACCGGCGACAGCCTGCTTAATATGGTTGGCGGCTCTTCGCCCTTCTTCCGCGACGTGCAGGCGGCGCGGGCAGTCGTGGAGCTGACAGGCGAAAAGCTAGACATTCTGCGACAGAACACCGAGGGCGTAGCACTGGCAGACGGCCGAGCAGCAGCCGCGCAAGCTGAGTTTGCCGATTCCACCGGCTTTTTGCGCGACCAGACAGAAGCGACCACGGAGGTTTTGCAGGCGCAAATCGGGGAGGCGTTGGAGCCTGCTACCAGAGCTTGGCTAGAGCTAAAACTGGCGATGGCCGAAAGTCTAGGGGCATCGATCCAACAAAATCGAGCTATCCAGCAGGGCAAAGACCAGCTCGCAGAGGTTGCCAGTAACTATGTAGAAGTTTTGGAAGTGATGAAGGCCGTTAGTCAGGTCGAAGGCACGCGGGGTGAGCTGTTCAATGCCGACGAAATCGCACGCCGCACCGCAATTGCGGTGCAGCTTTTAGCCGATGGCTTCAAAGGCAGCGAAGCGGCGTTTAGGGAGCATATTGATTTAATTGACGTTGCCAATCAGCGGTCAGACGCAATGACCGAGCATTACCGGGCGCAGGCCGAAGCGGCGCAGGCGGCCGGAGAGGCGGGAATAGAGGGCGGGGAGAAAGCGGCCGAGGCATTAGAGCGGCAGGTCGAAATCCTAAAGGCGTTAGACGGCGACACGTTTAAGATTGCGCTCGATGGCGAGATAACAGACGTTCGGCTAACTGGTGTGGACACGCCGGAGACAGCGAAAGAGTGGCTAAACAAAGCAGGGATGCCGTTTGGTGAGGAGGCATTGAAGTTTAGCCAGGACTTCATCATGGATCCAAATCTTACCGTCGAGATTACCAGCGACCGGCAGACTTACGGCCGCGCCATCGGGCAAATCGTCAATACCGTCGGGGAAACGCTTGACGAGGCGCTGGTGAGAGAGGGATTAGCGCTACCGCTTCCCGTAGAGCTGACCGGCAGCGAGGAAATGACGACGCAACTCAAAAAACTAGCCGAAGATGCAGCAAAAGCAGGGCGCGGGATTTTTGAAGACGAAGCCGTTGCTACGGCCTACCTTGACGGCCAAATCCAAAGCATGGAGGACGTGGTAGCAATATGGGAACGTGGCAAGGAGAAGTGGAGCGAGTTCATGGACGCTTTCCGGGGCAGCCGCAGCGAGTGGGAGCAGATGGCAGAGTTGCAGGCCGCCGTTGCCAATGCCTCAACCCCAACCGATTTGGCCGCAGCGCAGGCGGGGCTGGCTCAGTTCAATACAAATCTGGCGGGGAGCTATCAAGAATTGGCAGTGCAGCAGGCGTTGTCAAATGTCGAAAACGCCGAAGCACTTTCTACGTCACTGGCCTATGCTGCTGCCATAGGCGGAATTACAGAGGCGCAGGCCGAATGGATGAAGCAGCAAGCAGAAGTCAAGACAGGACTAGGAGAGATTGACGAGCAGCTCAAGAACCAGAAGCTGACAGCAGACCAAGCAGCAGAGGCGTTTAGACTGCTGACGCAGGGGTTTGTGACCACTGGCACCGACGCGGCCACGGCCGCAAGAGAGCTTGAAAATGCACGCGACCCTTACGAGGTTCTAGCCAATTTTGCCAAAGCAGATGGGGAAGGACCACGCGGGGCGGTGGAAACAGCCATTGCCCTGGGCGAAGAGGTGACGACGACGGCCGGATTGATTGACGACATGAACACGGCCGCGTTAGGATTTTCGACAACTGCCATTGATGCGGGGATTGAGCGGATAGGGGCGCTAGAGGAAGCAGCAAGACGGGCGGCCGAGCAAATGGCGGCACTGGTTGGCGCCAGCGGCGGGATCGCCGCAAACGCGAATAGCTCAAGCGGCGGGAGCAGCACGGCATCAAACCCGAGCCAGGTAAACGCAACGCCAAGTGCAGGATTCACACAGAATAACACTATCGTTGTCGGGCGCGGCACGCCGCTATCAGAGCTAGAAAACAAACTAAAGAGCGCTGGGAGAGCAGCCGGGAGAGGAACCTACTAATGATTGAGCTAAAAAGCTTCGGTGGCGTAATCCTGTCAAATGGTAACGGCAAGGAAACCATTAGCGCAGATTTGCCAACGTATGAGGCTACAACAATTGTGGTGCGCGGCAAGCACATTGCAACGGGCAACAAGCATTCCAGACCGTTTCAAGTGGAGTTGTACTGGATAGCGGCAAGCGCAGCAGGCTTGCAAGTATACTGGGACGAGCTAGCAGCGCTTGTCGGAACCTCTGGCACAGTGGTAGGAGCTGCAGCAAATGGAACACAGAAAAATTGCACAGGAATCCTCATGGGAGTATCCAACCTAAAAATCCAAACAGCCGGAGACGTAACCGCAACAATCACAGTCGAGATCATGCCAACCTCCGGTTGGCTAGGCGGGGGGATATAAATGAGCTACGGTAATGTCATTGTCGAGATATACACGCTGACCACAACGGGGCTGGTGTACCAGCACACAATCAGCCCAGACGCAGTCTGGCGCGTCGAGGGAACGGAATATATCAGCGAAATGGGCAGCGGAACCATACAATTCTCGCTGCTGAACATGACGGCAGCCGACAAGTCCGCCCTGCAAAAAGGCCGATATATTCATGCTTACATGCAAGACACACTGACACCATTCAGTCAATTTTGGATAACGTCTTTTTTCTACCACGACGACATACCAGACACAACCGAAGTACCCTCGCTAACCATTAGCGGCCCAGATCGGTTTGACGACCTAGCAAAATACCCCATTCAATACATCATATCAAAAAATTATCCGGGGACGGCGCGGGGGACGGGGGTCAATACAATCACGTTAGCCACCACCGAGCCAGCAACGCAAGATTATTACCAAGGATGGATCATTAATGTAAACAAACCCGGTGGTGGTACACAAAACGCATTCATCAAAGAGTACAACGGAAGCAGCAAAGTTGCCACAATTACAGACGATCAATGGCCTGCCGGGGAACCATCCGACGACACAACATATGGTCTATACGGCATAGAGCGCGCACTAGACGACCTAACTCAGCTGCGCGGCCTGCTACCGTACAACACGTGGACATGGAACCTAGAAACCACACCAGGCACGGCGCGAGGGACAATCACATACGCGAACGGGGAAACCGTTTACGAACTGCTGGTAGACATAGCGGAAAGGACGGGCGAATTTTTCCGGCCATCCAGCCAACAGCCTACGCTGCAAATGGACTGGCGGAGGACTGTAGACACATCAGGCGTAACCATCGTAGACGAAACAATCTATGATTACAACAATCCAGATCATGCGCTTGCATTGAGCGTTAAAACAAAAACATCATATGCTCCCCTGACACGAATACATCCACGGGCAGGGGGATACGGTAAGAATGGCGTAATAGCCAGCCAAGCAACAATTAATCCAGCAACCGTCAAAGCTGGCTATATCCTGGACACATCAACAGAAACGCCTGCAATTGCAAATACAACGCTAGAAGCGGCAGGACAACGCCGTGGCATCTATGCGTTTTATCCTCAAATTCAACCAACAATAGACACCGCTAGGGCAATTACCGAAACAGCCAACGAGATGGTCCTGTCTGTTGTACAGCAAATAGAGAATGGCCTAAACCATGACCAGCGGTGGGAAGTAGAAATTATAACACACGCCAATCTGGTCGTCGGCAACACGGTTGACATTGACGTAACCATTTCCGGGGCAAACAGCCACACGGTATCAGAAACCGGTTTAATCATTCAATCTATACGGCGAGTCGTAGATCAGAGCAATCCATGGCCAACGCTCTTGCTAGAGCTAGGAAAAAATCTAAAACCGCCACTCAGGGGCGATGAAGATGCGGTAATGCGCGGTATTAGTAGAATAGAAAAAACCTACCGGCACACATCGGGAGAGGCAAGTGTGTCAGGAGGAAGTGGTGGCACGGGAATCAACAACCAGCACGACCACGCCTATTTGCCAATCGCAGGGGGGCATTTAAACGGAAATCTAACACTAGCCGAAAACGCAACCGTTGACGGCCGTGATATTTCCGACGACGGTACAACGCTGGACGCGATAGCACCGTATGCACACGCCCCCGTCACGATTGCCAGCAGCGCGCCATCTGGCGCACTATCACTGGTAGGCCAAGCACTAACACTGAATCTAAATAGTACAAATTTGCCGGTACACAGCATTACCGGCAACCGGCATTCTGTTACCGGCTCCGCAATGGATATAATCGGACTGACCTCCAGTAACCAGCTAGGAGTCCTCACGCCTAGCTCTGCGCCTGGGGGGGCAAGTGCGATACTAAAAACAGATACCAGTGGCAAGGTCACGATTCGCCAACTGGTCGTTAGCGGAGATTACAACCTGGACTATCCGCTATTCACGGCTCAACAGCACACCACTAGCCATATCGGAGTGAGTTTTGCGGCTGTTATGGTTGGCAGCGATGCGTTTCAGTATGGCGTGAAGTACGATCAAGTATCAATACCCGGAGCCGACATCAGTGCCTACTACGGAGAGTACTCCTCACTGCAATTAGTCAGCAGCAACAATGATGTTGCTGCAGTGATTGGGAAGCAGCAAGAAGTCGTAACACTGCCAAGTTACACGGGAAACATTCAGCAGGTCATTAATTATTTTCTAAAAGCACCGACATATTATGGCAGCGCACCAATAGCGACAACTCAATTCGACATTGGGCCGGTTTTAGGCGCAAATGACAATGCGCTCCGAGTTCAAGGCGGTCAAGTTTTGCTCAATACCACGGGATCGCCCGTATCCAACTTGCACATGTTCGGGACGGGTGGGGGCGAAAACACCTACCTGTTTTTCATTACACCTAATCTTAACCGCGTGGGTATCCGAACGGTTTCGCCGCTAGAAACGCTGCATATCAACGGCAGTACTCGCTCAGACGGAAATATGACCCTGTTGGGCAGCCTGAAAACCAGCAGCGGCAACTTAACACTGGAACCAGCGGGCAAAAATGTTCTATTGCCAAATGATGTTGATGTTTCAGGAAGCAGTTGGGTAAGCGGGCTTTTGGGAAGCCAGTGGGGAATTGATACGAGCGCAGGGCACGCAGACTTCAGGAGCATATACGCTGACGAACTGAGGGTGACAGCTTTCATTGCCGAGGGCGCATTTGTTCGGGCTGGCAGCCAGTACATCACAAAAAGCATGGCAAGTCTAAGCCGAGATTTCCAAATACCGGGCAACGGCGGAACTCGCACACTCTATGTCAAAGATATAGACGGGATTCCAGACACAGCCGTCTTTGAAAATAATGATTACGTGCTTTTGCGAATTTTTGACCGCAGCGGTGGCGGGCTAGTGGTGGCAAATGTTTGGGGGCAGGTCACAAACTACACCAATCTAAGCGCGGGAGAACAAAGCTGGACATTCACCGCTCGATCTGTTGGTTCTGGCATTCCCGATCAATATATCCGCAGCGGGTCACCGGCTCTTGATTTTGGGCAATCAGGAGATGGATACATTGTTAGCACGACGCTCGACGCGGCAGGCTCACCTTACGAACGTATCAGCACATGGCGAGGCAATCCATACACCCCCGCCAATCGCACCGCGCACGCCCAGTGGGGCAATCTGGACGGTTTGGCAGGTATAGATAGGGAATTCGGCTTCTACGCTGGACTATCGCCATCATCGGCGCGAATTGTCGCCAGTGACACTCGCGTTGCTCTGCATAGCGTGCCGCTCTCTATGTACAGCGGTGGAGAAAACGCGCAAATATTCCTGTTTTCTGTCAAATTGACAACCAACCTGCAGGCCTCGATAAGGCCTAACGGGGACATCTCTCAAAGCAATACCGCCTCCACTGAAGGCACGCGCTACCAGGCAATAAACAACGATTCTACAAGCTCATACGTCGTCAGCGGAAACAATAGCCAAAACGCGGAGATATGGCTGGATTTAGGCAGTATCACTAGCGGCATGAGCCAGATGGCGATAACGAGTTACGGATTTATCGGCGGAGAAACCAGCGACGGGGTTGTTTTAACGGTTCAGATATTCAAAAGCGACAGCATCACGCCTTTAACTGATGAGCTGATGCTATTAAATCAGGACAGCAAAGACGCAACAGCAGCTTTTGTCAGCAAGCATTTTGGCTATGTAGACACAGCGGCGAGTAGTTTAGACTGGAACGGGGCTAGAATGTATCTTCGCTGGTATTACTACCCTGGCAGCGGAGAAACTGAAGTTATTCGGCTCGACCCGTTTGTGCCGAGTATCGCTGTGGGCGATCCGTTGCCAACGGCAGTTGACGTTGGTAATGGCTTCTGGGTAGGTCGGCACGCGGCAACGGGAACTTACCGGCTGCGGGTTGGACACGAAACTGGACCCAAATTGTTATGGAATGGCGCATCATTAGCAATTTACGATTCGGGCGGGAACAATGTCATTGACTTTGCCGCATCTGGTAATGCAAAAATAAACGGAACACTCAATCTGGGAACAGATGGCGGCATTTGGCAGGGTACAGGTTCGTTTGCCAGCCCTACAACAGGTATAAAATTATGGAACGATGGTGGAATTGGTCGTATCGCTGGCTACAACGGTGGAACGTTACAAGCTGGTTTCGATACCGCAGGCAAATTGACGGCAGGTGGGGGAACTGTAACACTGGGCAATTCTGGCATCAAGCTAGTTGGTGAAAAAATATTGATTTACGACGAATCTGATACTACGCAAATTGGCACATTTGGCGGTCAGCTGGCAGGCGGGTTTTCCAATCTGCCTTCGATTTGCATTGGAGCAAACGGGGGAGCCAGTAACGCAGTCGAGCTAGTGGCATACAATGGCATAAATTATGTAGCGACACTCCACCACGCTGGGGCAGCACTGCGCTTTTTCAGAATTGAGATCAACACAAGCGTCCCCCTGACTGCATACGCAAACTATCTCGAAATTACCGCATACCAAAAAATATATCCCGTTTCCACACCAAGCAATCCGGGAGCCAGCAATGAAGTTCATTCGTACATCAAGGGAGGCAAAGTTGTTTATCAATACAACAATGCCGGTACCGTAAGATACAAATATCTTGATCTAACAGGAACAGGTGTGACTTGGGTTCACACCACAACAGCACCATAATAAAAAGGATTTTATATGTTAACACACAAGACGACTGCAAAAGATTTATTTCTGCGGGTATGGCCTGCATTGAACGAACTGGGGGCGCAAAAAATCAATGGACGCGCCGTTTTAGATTTAGCACGCAACATCCAAAACGCAGAAACGGCCATCACGCCACTTGAAACAACCCGGCAAAAGCTAACCAAACAGGTAGCCGGAGGCGAGCAAGACGAAAACGAGGCCAACGACCAATGGAACGAAGTCTTGGCAACCGAGTTGGAATTCTCTTACCTGCCGTTGCCGTATGCAGAATTGGCCGGGGCGCTGGGCAGCATCCCGGCTGGAATGGTAGCATCTCTTCTGTTCATGATTGTTGAAGAGTCAGGGGGGGGGGATGATAAATAGACGGGGGTTTTTGCAATGTACCGTTTTTTTGCCATTTATTGGGCGCGGGAAAAAAGGAAGCGATCCGCCACAGAAGGCGGTTACCGTTCACCATACTAACGATTACGGCGCGTTTTCAGATGGTGTGTCAAATGACACCAGCGCAGTAACGGCGGCAATGAGCGCGGCGCAACAAAACCATGTCGTGTTTTTTGATGGTATCAGTGTCATGAGCCAGCCATTGCCAGCGCCAAAGCCGGGCGTGGTGCTAACAAGTCATGGTGGCACACATGGTGTAAGAATGGCAAATGGTGGTGATGTGTTTGCAACTTTAACCCCTGGTCGCTACTTTATCGAACGGTTGACGGTGCAAGCATGACAACATACGACCCCAAAACATATGGCGCGATGGCAGATGGTGTCACCGATGACACAGCCGCCATATTAACGGCCGTTTATGCCAACTTCCCTAACCCGGCAACAGTACGTTTTACCGACGGCATCTACCACATAAACGGCAACCTGCCCGTATCCGAACATTGCACGCTCCAGTTTGAAGGCGGTACGCTTTCACTAGGCAACAACGCCACCGTTTCCTTCTCTATGAAACAGGACATTGACGTTTCGTGGTTTGGAGCGAATGGCTTGCTTCAGACAATGACGGGCGGCATCAATGCCGGGTCTAATGTCTTATCGGGCATTGGGTACAACAGTGTCTTTGTTGGTAGCTCTGTCGCCATCGAAGGCGCGGGGGATGGGGGCGGCTTGCTGGTGGCGCGGGTGCTGCAAAACGTAGCCAATGCTACGCTCATTCTGGACAAAGATGCAACGGTGGGCGTAACCCATGCCAATGTATACAAAGCTGACGACGCGGCCTTTCGAGATGCCATGCGCTGCCATCCGGGTAATGATCGGTTTTATCGCGTGACCGTTCCACGCGGCTTGTATGGTTTCGTGTCTGGCGTGGCTGTCCCCAACCGGACAGCCGTCGTTGGGGCGGGTAGGGAGCAATCATACCTTAGTCAGTACAGCGGGACATGGGACAACAGCACCGGCGCGGCAATCTTCACCTGTTACGGCGGCGGTGAACACATCAAAGATTTAATGTTTGTGCCACAGACAACCGGCGCGGCAATTAACCACGAACCAGTTAGCAACGACTCGCTAATAGAATCGTGCTGGTTTGCGGCGGGGGGTGCAAATAACGCGGCCATGCTGGGCGGGGGGTGCCAAAACCTAACGGTGACAAATTGTGTTTTTGAGCAGGCGGATTATGCCATAGAAGCGGTTAGCAATTACCTCAGTATTAGCAATTGTATATTTTTCGACATTGGCAAGAGTTGTGTTTACTCGCCCGATGGGGGGAATCGTTGGGGGCTAAACATTTACAATTGCTTCTTTGAGGCGGTGCATCCGAAACAGGGTAGCGTGGCGATTAGCCTAAAGAATTACCGAAACGTGGTCATTGATAGCCAATTTTTACAAGTTGCAGCGGCCACGTCTGAGTATGGTACCGGTATCATGCTTGATAATTGCCAGTCAGTTTACCTGCGTCTGGCAGTGCGCGATTTTGCCGAAACCGCGTTGTTGGTAAACGAGGGGAGTGATGTGGTGGCGAATGGCAACATTAAAAACGGCCTTGTCGTAACTGACGGAGGGCGATTGAAATTATCCGGGATGACATTGGCGCGGGATACAGCTGGGCAGTTTTTTAAATGCTTGTCTGGTGAAATTAAATTTGATGGTTGCGAATTGGTTTTGCAATAAGAAGTAAACGGATTTTCGCAATGCAAAGTTTTGTTTAACTAGCAAACTGGAGCATTAACCACTACCGTGGCTCTAATTATGAAAAAAAAACAACTCTTGTATATGTCGCTAACGTGCTTTAGTGCAGCAATCATCACCATCATCATCATTGTTATTACAGGACAGTCACAAAGCTCCCTGTTAGGTAAATGGCTTGCGGTTTACGATGCTACCCCGCCGCTTGTCACAGCAGTGTTCTACACAGCCGCAGCGTGGAACATTTGGAGAAATGACGCAGACAAAGCAAGGTATCTTGTGATAATGACCTTGCTTGGAGGGGCAGTTGTGTACGGTCTCTTGCAATGGCCGCCGAGTTGGTGGAGCGCATACGGACGATCTCTGTACAGGCTGCAATTCACTATCTTGCCCCTGTCCATGTTGGCATTGTCACAATACAGAATTCAAAAGAAACGATGGAACAAACAACAATCTTAACAATTCTTCAAGTAGCTCTAATCCCAATCACACTAGCTGCCGTTAATTGGTATATCCAGCGGAATGTACAAAAAAACGCGCTTGAAATTGCCCAAATCAACAGCCAAGCAGAGCAGCGAGAAGCAGCGGCAAACTGGTCAGAAAAGGTTGCAGGAATCGCCACGGACATGCTGGCTCCAATGGAAGCGCAGCTAAGACTAGTAACCGCAGAAAACATCAAACTGGTTGGGTTACAACAGCAGCTCAAAAGCGACATGAACGCCGAGCAAGCGCGGCACAACAAGGCAGAGGCCGAGCAAAAGCGACGCATAGACGAGCAGGCGACCGAAATAGAAAAGCTGAAAAAGAAGATTAACGCATTGGAAATCGTTGATTTGCAGCGCACGGGAGAAATAGATGAACTGAAAAAAGAAAACGGCCGTTTAAGAGCAAAGATTGATGGTATCAAGGAGCAGATTGATACCAAACCATTATTACAAAAAAAGGACACACAATCATGAGTATTTTTAATTCGCGCAAGGTACGAATAGCGATTTTTGACGCAGTGATGGGGCTAATCGCACTGACAGTAACCCAATTTGTAGAGGCAGAAACCGCAGGCTACATCATGCAGGCGCTAACAATTATGCAAGCTCCCATTGTTCTGGTAATCGGCGGGATTGCATACGAGGACGCGGCGGCCATCGAAGCTGGCACACATCCCCAGCACAAGGAATCTGAGTAATGGACGCGGCGGGGGATGCAGTAAAGCTGCTATTAGAGGCTGCACGAGCGGTCGCCAGAATTGAAGTAGACCATAAGCGGTTACTCGAAGAAGCGGCCAATGTGGAGCGAGAAATCGCGGAGCTTGAAGATCATTTGTTGCCGCAATTAAAAAAGAGGCTGGAAGCACTAAGCGCAGAGGCGGCTACGCTGGCAAAGCGAATACGAGTAGGCAGCGATCTTTTATACAAAACAGCGGAGAATGCACAGAATGCTAAGACAACCTTTAATTGATACACACGGCGCAGGCCAGAAAGCGGGTGAGCGCCTAAAGCAGCTCTCAAAAGCCGGGCTACCCCATTGCGTGAAAGCCGTAGATGATGCTGGGTGGGCGCTAGAAGCCATAAAAGCCGGTGAGAAATACAGCGTGTCGCACACAATCATCTTCCGGCAAACTGCACCGGGGCGGCAAGCAAACGATCACCCAAATCTATCATTGCCTGCGGAAGATGCAGCAGTGGAGTTGTGGCAAGCGGTAAAGGCCACCATGCCGCCAGAACTGCTGCCCTACAAACATAAATTCTACGTAGAACCCACAAATGAAATAGACACGCCGGAAAACGACCCGGCTAAAATGGCATGGGTAGGGCGGTTTTGCGCGGAGTTAGCAACCCTGATTTTGGAGGACGGATACAACCCGGCACTAGCCGGATTCAACAGCGGTCAACCAAGCGAAGATCAAATAGTGCAGCATTTTGCGGAAATGCTACAGCTATTTGACCGCTTTCCCAGTCGGTGCCTAGTCACCTATCATGAAGCAAAGTTGAAGCTGGAAGTCGGAGAAGGCGAAAACAAACGCATCATTGACCATCATTCACCATTGAGCAAGTTTGACGGCTGGTTGGTCAATGTTGCCGGAAAATGGAAACGGGCAGCCGAGCGGCTGGGAACAAAACCACCAAAATTGTTTATTAGTGAATCAACGTGGGCTTATGATGAATTGTGCGAAAGCAGCCAATTTAGGCAGGAATGCCAGCAACTGGCACAAATGGATGCGCAACACGGGAACGTCGTCGGCCGCGTCATCTGGACAGCCACACGCGGCGACCAATGGGGCGATTTGCGCGGCCAGCTGAACAGCCATGCTGATTGGCTAACAGACTACATCCTAAACACACGTATTGCAACCGAAGAAGAAGGTGGCGGCAGCCGGGGTGAACCGCGTGAGCAATATAAACGAACGGTCATTCTCCTTCCACCCAATGCCGGGACGGATTGGGCGATTGCGGCAGTCGGGGCAACATGGGGGCGTGCAAGATGGACTGTCTTGGGCAGCGCCGACGATGCAGGCATAGGGGATTTGGACTACCGACGAGTAATTGCCGTCAATCCCCAAGCGTGGGGGGGCAACCTCAAAGAGTGGTACGAACTGCATTACCCCGGCATTGTTTACGAGCCAGTTGTCGCACAAACGGCGCAAAACCTAGCAGAAAAGCTGGCGTTCTTTGCGGAAAACGACCGTTGGCCGGAGCTAACGGTCGGGTTTCAGATTCACGACATTGTGAACGAGCTACCCAAGCACCCGACAAAAGAATACAAAAGCCGACCGCTTGAAAGCATTACCCATTTGGTTGTGCACCACACCGTAAGCCCACCTGACCGAAGCATTGCCAGCATTGCAGAATATCATGTCAATTCAAATGGTTGGCCGGGCATTGGCTACCATTTTGTAGTCAGAGCAAACGGAGAAATATACCAAACAAACCAACTGCGTACGATAAGCCACCACACAGCAAATCAAAACAGCTATAGCATTGGAATTGCACTCCAAGGCGACTTCACCGCCAAGCCGCCGCCAGCAAAGCAGCTAGAGGCGGCAAAGTGGCTGATAGGGTGGCTCAAGCAAGAGCTGCCCAAAGTAAAAGCAATCCAGCCACACCGAGGAATGCCAGGGCAAGCAACCGCTTGCCCCGGCGAGACGTGGGAGCAGTGGTTTTGGAAAGTGGCAGGAGAAGAACCCCCGCCAGCCAAAGAAGACGAAAAGCCCAAAGCGTATTATGGCCCACCCGTTGCGTTTGTCGCCGGGGTAGATGGCCCAGCCAGCGATTGGTATTGGCCAAAAGCAAAAAAGGTGTTTGAAGTTACCGGCCTGGCAGTGAAGTTCCACACGGCTGGGACTAACTATCACTGGTACAGTAGCTACAAAAACAGCAAATTTAATCCAGTCCGCATTGTTCTAAGTCACACCTTCGCAGCAACCAGTAGCGCCAGCTTCTTTCTGGCATTCAAGAACGACGTAGTCCAGTTTTACCGGCAGGGAGCGCGGGATTTTATTGTGCTGAACGAGTGCAATATCGAACACGTTGGAAGTTGGCGCAACGGTTTTGAGTTTGGGAAGTTGTTCAGGGAATTGTGCCAGCTAATAAAAAGGGAGTTTCCGGGCGTGCGGTTATGGTTTCCGGGAACTTCGCCCCAGTATGGGGCGCAGCATCAATTTATTAGCGATGCGAAAAGAGCCGGGGCGTTCGATGAAGTGTATGGGATTGTGGAACATGTCTACACCGTAAACACATCCAGCGCAGATGCAGCCGCCGAGGAAATGCTGGCAGAAGTAAAAGAGTTCCAGCAGCGGTGGGCACTTGACCGGCCGTTAGTGATTGGTGAGTTTGCGGTTGTCGCCGCAGCACAACCCGGCTACAAGGCGCAGGTTTACCGCCTCTTTTATGAGAAAGTGGCGCAGCTTCCGGGGATTGCCGGAGCGTATAGTTTTACGAGCAGTTGGCACCCATCAGCCGACGAACGGGGCGAGGGGTGGTTAGAGATGGGAATACACAAAGCCTATATGGCGCAAGAGTAA